CTGCTAATCATTTTGTATCCTGCTCTGCTGATAACCAACCAAAGTCTGCGCCAAAGGCTTTGATTGACTTATCAACTATATTTTCACAACCAGTTGTAGTACCCTCTCAGGTACATGCAGCTGAGTTGAGATCACTTTTCGGAATACCTGTTTACGTCAATGATGCATTGTCTAGAGACAATGTGATCACTAAGGTAGGTGAGCCAGTTCCCGGTAGCTCACTTTTAACCAGTGACTTTGAGGTACTATCACGTTTTTGTGACTACCTCAACATCAGAGATAGCGGTATTTTTCATAGTCAGCCAACTCATGCTTTGGACTGTATGTCAGCCAAACCAGTGAAGAATGTCTACGTACTAAACGATGCTGTAAAAGGCCGTATGGTGCGTGGTGCTAAGGTGGTATTAACTGACCTCTCTGAGTATGACGCAGCTACTAATGAAATTAATGAAGCATACTGTGAAGCATTTGCTGTTCAAGCTGCCAGGCCCGAGCCTGACCAGCTTCGCTTAACAGCAGACGGCGTCATGGACTTTGGGTTCTCTGTTCAAAACATGAATAGCGAACAGCTTTATAAACTAGCTACCGACAGTGGTAGTCTGGTCGGTTACGGCACACTCATCGTACCTAACGGTGATTGTCGTGACACCAAGACTATCAACATCGGAGATATAGAGATAGGGCTGATCCGTGAGGTATTCATGGGCCAACAGAGATATGTCTTCATTAAGGTTGATGGACAAAAGCGCGGTTTTACCAATGTCTACTTGACCTCAAGTAGTGCGGAAGTAATTCCAAACCCTAACATTGATCTATACCCTTTCTCCCTGGAAATTCAACAAATTGACCGATACCACCTCATGGGCTGCTATCTCACGAGATTTAGATTGGTCAAGAAACCACATGGCCGAAGATTCTTTGATAGCTGTGTAGGGGATGAACTTTTCATGGTTGACGAGACTCAGGATGTTCTGACTAAGGCTTTACTTCAGCCTGGGGTCACTGTAGACGAATACTATGCACTTAGACGTGCTGGTATTGCAGCTATCAATGACGCCAGACCAGAGCCTGTTGTCTGCAATAATCTTGAAATCATTGAGGCTCCTCAAAACGTAGTGTTGAGAAGAAAGCGTAATGGCCGTATTTTCAACTACTACCAAGACGTAGTATCCAAGGTTCCAGTGAAACAACAGACCGCTGTTTACACTGTAGTACCGAGGAAAGTATTGAACAAAGTTACTCTTAACTTTGTTAATGCTCCTCAAGTGACTAAAGAATTGCTCAAGGCAAATCTCGGATACATTAATAATTGTATCAGGGATATTGATTTGATCAATGATGGTATACCAGCCATTATGTATGCCATCAAAGAGACAACTTGCCTGGAAACCTTACTCAGTGCTGGTTTGGCCAGTAAGGATGCTGAACTTATAGCTGCTCTCAAGAAGGACTCTTTTGACATTGCTCCTAACGGTCTAAAAGAAGCCTTCCAGAAGGGTAAGTTATGGGCATACATTGATTATAAACTTAGGAATCTCGTTTCACTCAATGATGTCAAAGCCTTAGAATCGAAACCAACTTCCAAGTTGGATTTTCACTAAATGCTTCTAGTAAACTACAACCTTCCTTCTTTCATAAGGTCAATTGTTCTGGCATTTGCTATTCAAAAGAAATGCAAGAGCAAGCAGCACCGCCTCGTTTCAGAGGCAATTATCCTCACGAATTAATTATCCCTAATGAAGCTATCCCTAGAGATCCCTTCTTGCAACGAATACTAGACAAGCAGATGGTAAGCGGTGAAATCACCCAGGAAGGCAATTGTATTAGAGGACATCCACGCAAACTCATGCTGAAGATACTTGATCCTGAGATCAAGCAACTTGCAGGTGATGATCAGGCGCTGTTTGATAATATTGATTGCCAAGACATCAGATGTACCTGTGGTGGTGACAAACCAGCATATACCCAGCTGTTTTCTAGTACTAGTTCTGACAGGGATTCCATCGTCTACAACAACTGCAAGAGGTGCATTTTTGCAGCTGCCAAGAGACAGATGAAATCCGCCCCAACTCCAGACGTGGATGTAGCACGTAGGTTTATCCAGTGGTCAATGGCCAAGATTGACGAGCTCATCGGTGATGATCTCAACGATTTTGGATACTCATTTAACCAATGGTATAATCACCTAACGTTGGCGAAGCAGAAACGTATGGACAAGGTTCGAGAATATCTCTATGGGACTGACCCGCTTAAAGATCACTATTCGTCGGTCGAGAATATTGATCCTAAGCTTCTTCATTATGAGGCAATATGTAAGGTAGAAGTCCAAGGTATTGATGGCAAACCTCGTATGGTTTGTTCGATACCCGATCTGATCAAGTATGTTATGGGCCCAGTCTGTTGGCACTTGGAGGAGCTCTTCTCTACCAAAATACCAACTTACTGTGGTGGCATGAACCTTCAGCAAATGGAGCAAAAGATTAACCATTATATAGATGATGGTTATGTCATTGCTGCAGAAGGTGATGGTTCTGCATTTGACAACACACAAGATGTGTTGCTCAAAGAAATCGATAGATACATATACAGAAAAATCAGTGACCGTATCCATCATGTACCTAAAGAACTGTTCTTACATGTGTCTCAGGCAGTATACAAGGTCATGGACGTCATCACTAACCATGATAAGGTTAGACAGACAATTATGCGCTACGCAGTTCTTGGAACCGTCTTCAGTGGCGATTGTGATACCACCCTCATGAATACCTTGAGGATGGGATTTTACAATTGGTTCACAAATGAAGTTGCAGGTTTAGAACTGGGCAGACATTTTGTTTGCTTTTCTAAGGGTGACGACTTTACCGTGTTATACCAGACCACAGTGGATATCGAACACGTAAAGCACGTCTATAATCAGTACTGGTTAGGCAAACCCAAACCTAGCGGGCCTATATATGACGGGTGTGATGAGAGGAATTATGGTATTGGGCAGATACTCAAGTTCATTGAATTTGGGCCTCCAAACACTATCAAGTTCTGCTCTCTTCGGGCTTGGTACACCAACCCTCACACGCAACATATATATCTAACCCGTGATCCGGCCAAGTTTACTACACTGGGAAAGTACAGTCGTAAGGCTTTACATATGAGCACCCATCAATTGGGGCAATACTGTGCGGACCAGGCTATGGCACTCCGGGCCACATACAATGGTGTTAACTATTTCACTGATATGGCGGTAGCATATGAGCGATTAGCTAAACGTTGTATGTCAAACATGGATGTGGCTCCTGGCCACGGCAGATTGCGTGTGGACAAGCGTGTCACCCTACCTCTTGAGGTCTCGGAGGTATATGACGGCTTCTCCTACACTGCCCGTCCCATTCGAATAAAAATCGAGGGCAGCTATTGGGAAACAATGAAGAGATATCAAGAGATGGACCATCCAACTCTCACTGGCGATGAATTGGATTACGTCAACTCACAGATTGATTCAGAGTTTCTTGATAGACCGATTACATTACTAGAAGCATAAAGAGGCCTTATCAAGAAATGAGCACTAAAGCCATTTCTGATAAAGCTCTCTCAGAGGTCAAAGCCCAATTGGCCTCTTTCTCCTCACAGTTAAAAAGCATTAAGAAGCAGCTTAATGCTAAGGCAACTCCGGTCCCTAGTAGGGATACTTACTTGCATGAAAGGGAAGAGGGGTTAAAGACTAAGTATGCAGATTACAGGGATAATGTACTTGCTGATTACATTTATGGACTTTACCATCCTGATGTAGTTTTCAGGGAAACCCTGCAAATCAAGTCACCAAGCTACATGCCTATACCTACCACATCATTCAAGTTCAAGGAGACTTTTACTATAACACCTAACCAGTTAGGGAACTTTGTTTTATATTGGTACCCAAATTTTCTGGGAACCAGTAGTGAATTGACCAGGATTCACAAGCCAGGACCTGAGGTATCAGCTACTGACTTTAACACATCGTTCTCAACCTGTTTAGTGAATAGTCACAGTAACTTGGACGGCAATACCCAATTGCTTAATGGATGGTATGCTATGGCCTTTAAGCATGTGCAACAGGACTTTGAAAAATACAGGCTTACTTCTGCCTGTATCAAAGTAAAATACACCGGTAAGGTGCTTAATCAGTCGGGGATGTTGGCAGCAGCCGCGACATACGTTAAGCAACCACGAGTACTAGTTAGTGTACCTGCTACTGATGTTCAACCTGGTTCGTGGGAGGTCCCATTAGCCGACACTACCAGGTTGGGTCAGTTTTGTGACTTTGACAATATCAGACAGGGACAGTGGGCTGACACCTGTTCAGTCATTACTGATCCTGATGGTATTACTTGCACTTATGTTCCTACAGACCCGTTGAACCAAGTATTTGTTGATAATGCAACTACAATAGATGCGATAAACCATAACAACCAATGGGATGGTTCTCGTTTCTATACTAGTTGGTCACCAACAAATGCCAATATCTCATATGTAATATGTGGATACGGCATAGAGAGTTCAACCTCTTGTATTACCGTGGAAGCATACTACAATTATGAGATTATTGTCAAGCAAGAACAGTACCCTTACTTCAACCCTACTGTTGCCTCTCACAAAATCCATGATCATAAGGAAACCATTGACCGTGTGACCACTGCAGTCCTTGCCAATGGGCTTGTAAGTCACACGAAAAATCATGATGCACCCGGTGTCTGGACAAGGGTTAGAGGAGCCTTCTCCAAAGCTGGGCAAATCATGACTGATGTACTTCCTTATATCAAGCCGTTCATCAAGGCGTTAGTGTGAACGGGTTAAGAATCTAACGCCGTGGCAGAGGTCACTGACCTGCCACGTATCAACCACTGACATACCTGGACTTGACTTTGCATGGTGCCTGCGGGTTACACATCATGCCACCGAACCAAGCAGGGTAGTGTAGTGTCTCGTTGAACCACTTCTAATTAACGCTGCCCGTTAGCGAAAGCGAAGCCGGTAAGGGATTATTAGTGGACTTTCACTACATCATACGTCAGATGTGCTAGGTGGGGAGCTCCGGGACAAGACTGGAGATGCCTGACTCTTGGGCTATTACGGAATGAGCACCCGTTCTAAAACTGAGTGTCAATGGTAGATACCTACAGATGTCGGTTAGCAGAATATGCGTATACCAGGATGGTAGTCCCTACCCTGGCCCCGACTATGTAGTAAGGACCCTAGACCACCTCAGAGTCACACTAGGCCTAGTGCAGTTGGTGGGGCGGTAACGCTGGCCATGTTCGCTGAACTGTATGGAGAGCATACATAGGCAACAACAACTGGATGTAACCTAGTGGTTCAGAGAGTGAGACGTCGAGGCAGTCTGGCTGCTGTCTGGCTGAGAACCAGGCAGTAGAACGAGGACTTCTGGGCTGTGGATGCGTCGTTGGCGCCGACCTCCACACGCTAACAGCAGTGCGG